ATGGTTAGGCCGCTAGCTAAAATGACGTCGTTTCGGGTGCGCCGCCCGGGACCGGAGGACAGTCTTGACGAGACCCTGGGGCTGGCCTGCCGCCTCGCCGCCGCGACGCCCTACTACTGCAGCCTCAGCTTCATTGAGGTCGAATCCTGGCTGGCGCATGCCGCCCGACACGAGCGGATTGCATTCGCACACGATGAAACAGACAAGCCCACAGCATTCGTGACTTGGGCGCATCTTGCTCCTGACGTGGTCTGGCGCTTTCAGCGCTGGGGGCGCGCGTGGATCCACGAAAGTGAATGGAACGAAGGCGAAGCGCTCTGGATCATCGACTGTGCCTCGCTCCATGGCCGCACACTGCGCGCCGCGCGGGCTTTTCGGCGCTCGCTATTTCCTGGAGTTCCGGTCGCCTTCATGCGCTGGGACCGCCATACGCCGCAAGGACGTGCTAGTCTACAACCCTGATCTTCCCTTTCCCCGCCAAGTGAAAAAACTCGGCTAAGAAGAGCACCTAGGGTTTTTCGGCTGGAGGCAGATTGATACCGTAAGGTAGTTCCGAATACCTTTATGTGTCCTGATGTCGTTAGCTTTGAACAACTTTTTGCGCCGTTCCCGGCGGCAGTGGCCCGAATGTGTGTATCCGACCTGCATCGGGAAGGCGAAGGTCGGCATCAGCCGGTCCTGCAGACGTCGGAAGGCGAGCGACTGGCTATCACCAAGTCACGGCATCAAAAATGAGACTGACACAAAGGGCACATTTGTGCTCATCAGCGAACGGGACAGATGCCACTTCGCCGTGCCATCGTTCCGACGCAGCGAGTCCAAGTTTGCTTTTTGAAACTGTGAACCTGTGATCCGGGCTGGGCGATGCGCCACGGTCGAGGCGTATAACGTATCCGGCAATGGGGTCGCCTGGCCCGCAGCTCGCCCGCGCCTGTTCCATTATTCCCCGCTCAGTAATCCGTCTCCACATACACCCCCGAGCAATCGTATGCGACCGCCGCCGCCGTGGCGCCGTTGTTCATAAAGTTGCGCGGGCTCAGGAGTTGCGTCGCTGCGGGGATATCGGTGTCGAGCATCACCTCGACCACCGCCCCGCCGACCTCCTCGACCACACGGACGCCGATCTCGCTGCTGTTCGGGGCGGCGAGGAGCGTCAGGGTCAGGACGTTCGTCGTGCTCGCGACCGGGAAACTCGCTCCGAGATCGGTGAGCGTCGGCGCGCCGGAGGCGTCGTTCTGGACCAGCTGCCAGTTCGTGTGGGTGCCGCGCTGGAAGCCGATGCCGATGCAGTTCACCACGGCGGACAACGTCAAGGTCGTGGCCAGCGCCGTGGTCGATCCGTAGAGGCCGAAGAACCCCATGCCGGTCGCCTGCAGCGTCACCAGCGAGAGCCGGTTCACATAGGTGAAGCCGCCCAGCCCATCCGCATTGCCGCGCCAGCAGACCCAACCTGCCGAGCGTTCCTCTGCCGCCGCATCGGCCGTGGCGGCGCTTGTCACGCGCCAACGGCGCATAGAGGTCGAGAGGTTCGTGGTGGCTAGCGTCGGCGTGGAAACCGTGCCGACGGCCGTGCGCGGCATGCCGTTGGTGTTCACGGTCGTGCCGGTGGACGGCGCCCAGGTCGCGATTCGGTTCACTCCAAAATGGGGCTGCAGCGGGAAGAACCGCCCCGAGGGGCGCTGGACGTCGAGCCATCCGGCCCCAGCGCGGTCGCGGGCATAGAGGGCGAGCTTGCCGGTCGGCGGTGGCGCGGGCACGGCATCGAGCGCCGGAAGCACGACGGGCTCGGGCATCTCGACCCGGCCGGTAGTGCGGTCGATGCGGATCGACTCGTAGAAGGCCGACCCGTCCGGGCTGACCTTGAAGCTGAAGTCGTCGTTGCCGAGAAGCCCGATCAGCGCCCGCGCCGAAAACCCGGTCTTGAAGGCGAATGCGGAGTCGTTTGCCGGGGCCGCCTTGTTCACCGTCGCTTCGATGCCCGCGCCTGCATTGTTCAAGAGGACTGCGGGCGTGTTCACCGACAGCCGGTTGTAGCTGTCGGCCGTGGCCCCGCCGAGGCCGAGAAGCTGCGCGGTCAGGTTCGCCTGCGGCATGCCGACCTGTGTGACGGCATTGGCGAAGGTGACGGTCGGCGTGTTGATGACGGTCGTCCCGCTCGCCCCGGCGGAGGCCGAGCCGATGTTGACGACCGTGGTCGAGCCCGACGCGCCGCCGGTGCCGAGGTTCACGGTCTTGGTGAGGCCGGTGGTCGTCGCCCCCGTGCCCATCCCGTAGGTGGCGGTTCCCGTCGCCGTGCCGATAGTTGCCGCCGCCCCCGAGACCGTGACGGTGCCGGAGGCCGTCAGCGTGCCAGAGAAGGTCTTGTTGCCGGTGAAGGTCTGGGTGCCCGCTAGGATCGCGAGTTCCGACGAGGTGTTCGGCAGCGTGTAGCTGCGGGTCGTGCCGGTGCTGATACCGGACAGCGAGAACACCGCCTTCTTTGTGGGATCGGCGTCGTTGACGAGGCTGAAAACAGCGTCAGAGATGTCGCTCGGCTCGCCCACGACCTCCCAGGCCGCGCCGATCCAGACGAGCAGCACGGCCTCGTCCTCTACCCATGTCCGCCAGCCGATGCGCGGTGGCAGGCGCAACCAGGCGCCGTCGGACCAGAGGGCGACATTCAGGTCCCACCCCGCCCAGAGGCCAGTCGCTCCGGAGGCCACCAGATGCCGGTTGCCGTCGGCCGGGCTGGCCGGGGGCGTGGTGCGCGTCCGATCAAGGACGGAGAGCTGCACCATTGCGTCGAGCAGGCGAAGCGCCTCGTTGTGGGTGACATGTTTCTGTGCCTGCGCCGCCAGGAGGTACGGCAGGCCCAGATGGGTGGTGGTGTCGGACATGAGGGTTCCCGTGGACTGGGATCAGAATTGCAGCGTGACCGCGGCGGGCGTGCCGCGGCCAAGGCGGTTCGAGAGCTGGAAGATGCGGATCGCCAACGTCTGGCCAGGCCCGAGTGGCGCGCCCCAATCGGCGGTCTGTTGGGCGGCTGTGTAGAGGACGGAGGTTGTGCTGGTGGTCAGCGTGCGCTTGACCGCGGCCCCGTCGAGGATCTGGACGTCGTAGCGTTCCATGTCCTCCGCGAGCGGCACCTCGATCTGCTCCCAGGCGTCGGCGACCAGCGCGCGGGATCGGCGCGTCCAGCGGATGGTCAGATCGCCCGGGCTGCGCGCGACCCGCCATGGCTGTTCGATATGGGCCGGGGCGAAGGGGACAAGCCCCCGGCCGGTGGGGGTGAAGGCCAGCGCGGCATAGCTCGCATCACTGACCGCGCGCGCGGCCGGGCCCACGCGCCAGTTCCATGGCAGGCCGAGATCGGCCTCGGCGATGGGCAGCGAGGCCAGAGTTGCATCCAGCACCACGACCCGCGCCCCGGCCGGGGAGGGACTGCCCATGGCCTGTTCCGTCCCGCGCTGACCACGCAGGAGCCGGGTCAGCCGGTATCGGCCGGGTCCGATCAGTTCGGCTTGGCTAGCCTGGACGATCTCCCATTGGCCAGCGGCACTCTCGACCGCCAGCGCATTGGCACCGCCGAACAGCGCGACGTCGGTCACACTCTCCAGCGTTCCGGACAGGAGATCGACGACCAGCGCGTTGCCCAGATCGAAGCGCGAGGTCGGCCCCGGAAAGAAGTCGAAGGCCAACGTGCCGATCTGGGCCCGACTGCCGAATGTGGTCAGGAGGCTAAACCCATCGCTCGATGCGCTGCGGAAGACGGCGATCTCGCCGGGCCAGGGGCTGGCATGCGCGGCGATCAGGGGTCGATGGGCGGGCTGGTCTTCGGTGATCTGCGGAAGGTCCAGCATTACCACTTCCGGCGTACCGAAGACGACGGGACTGGCGAGCGAGGCCGGGCGCGGATCGCCCGGTGGAAGATCATAGGCGGCGCGGTCCTGGCGGACTCCCTCGATCCCCCGTGCCTCGGCATCGGCGACCGAGACAAGCCGGAATTCCACTTCGCGACCGTCATGGGCCAGGCGGATCACGTCCGCAGGGTCGAGGGCGAGCCGCGAGGGCGGCAAACGGAAGGTCGCGCTTTCCCGTCCGATCCACGCCTCCATCAGCGCGCGGCGGCAGCGGCGTTCGGCTTCCTCGGGCGGCACGGCCATAGGGAAGGACTCCGAGGCGATCCGTGTCGTGTCCACGGTGATCCGCCGCGCCTCGACGAGGGCCGCGTCGTAGTCCTCGTCGGCCCGCGCGACCTGCCACTTCAGCGCCTGCGGCAGTTCCGTCTCCTGGCCGCGCGTCAGCTCCAGCACATCGCCCTCGCGGGTGGCCACCAGATCGTCGGGCGCGAGGGTGGCGACGGACGCCCGGCCGCGCATGATGAACCGGATCACGCCCTCGGTCTCCACCGCGTCGAAGCCGAAGTGGCGCGACAGCGTGGTGATCGAGGCGCGTGGGCTTTCAAGCGCCGTGATGGCGTAGCCCTCGACCGCGCCCCAAAGCCCGGTGACATCGATGCGATCCTCGGGCAGCCCGGCGCGCAGGCAGAAGTGCCGGACCAGCGCCGCCAGCGACACCCCGCCTAGACGTCCGGTCAGCCAGTGGCCGAGCCGCCAGTTCGCGCCGTCCGTCCAGACGTCGGTCAGCGCCGGGAAGAACGGGTACGGCCGCGCGTCCCAGGTCCAGGCGGCGCATTCGGGGACATGCACCATCCGGCCGCCATAGACCGAGGATACCGGGTTGTTCGCCGGCGTGCCCCACCAAAGATAGGTCGCTTCGAGATAGGCCCGCTGGATCGCGTCGTCGCGCCAGCCCCGTGAGAAATGCGGCGTGAAGCTCTCCGAGGACTTCGGGTCGAAAAAGACGTTCGGCTGGTTGGTCCCCCGGTCGATGGCGGGACAGCCGAGCTCGGTGAACCAGATCGGCTTGGATTGCGGCGCCCATGCCGTCGGCGTTCCGGCCTCCACCCCGCCCGGGCGGTTGTAGTGCGGGTTCGACCACCAGGCGCGCAGATCCTTGTAGCGGAAGACCCACGGCTTGGCCGCAGCGCCATCCGTGATCGCGGTGCGGACCTGGGCGGAGCGGTCGGCGGCGCTGGCGTAGAACCAGTCGAAGCCTTCGCCGCCCGCGATGTTCCCCTGCAGGTAGGCGCGGTCGTAGATCGCGGGCCAGCCCTCGGCCGCGTCGGCATGCTCGAACCCGTCGCGCCAGTCCGACAGCGGCATGTAGTTGTCGATCCCGACGAAATCGATCTCCGGATCGGCCCAGAGCGGATCGAGGTGGAAGAACACGTCGCCGCTGCCGTCGCCGGGCTGGTGCCCGAAATACTCGCTCCAGTCGGCAGCATAGCCGATCTTGGTGCCGGACCCGAGGATCGAGCGGACATCCGCGAGCAGGTCCCGATAGGCCTGCACCGCCGGATAGGTGGACGCGCCCGAGCGGATCGTCGTCAGCCCCGGCATCTCGGTGCCGATCAGGAAGGCATCGACCCCGCCCGCCGCCGCACAGAGATGGGCGTAGTGCAGCACCATGCGCCGCAGGCCCCAGTCGCCCGAAGGCCCGGTCCACGAAACCGACTGCCCCGAGACGCTGAAGCTCGCGGGTGTCGCCGCGCCAAACAGCGCCGCGACCTGCGCGGCCGCCGTGGCGGACTTGTCCGCGGTTCCGGCGTAGCCAGCAGCCGGAGAACAGGTGATCCGCCCCCGCCACGGGAACGCGGGCTGGCCGGACTCGGCGGCGTTGTCGGAATACGGGTTCGGCAGCATGTTGCCGGGCGGGACGTCCATCAGGATGAAGGGATAGAAGGTGACGCGCAGCCCCCGCGCCTTCATCTCCTGGATCGCCTGCACCACGCTGAAGTCGGACGGCGTGCCGCCATAGACCGGGCGGTCCTGATCGTCGCGGCTGACGAGGAATGCATTGGCGCGGCTCACGCCATTGACCGACCAGCTGGCGGGCGTGGTCGACTTGGCCGAGACCTCGACGCCCGGCCGCACCTTGCAGGACCCCGCGCGCAGGTCGTCGCCGAACCAGGCGACGACGAGGCTGACGCTCTCGACCGCCGGGGCCATCGCCTGCAGCCGCTCCAGCGCCTCCACCATGTCGGTGGAGTCTGCCAGCGCGTTCAGGTTCTCGGGCACCGTCGCGCCGCCATCGGTCTTGCGGATCGCCTGCGTGGCGTAGGTGAACTCGCCCGAGGCGGGGATCATGGTGACGGCGCGGGTCAGCCCCTCGGCGGTGTCGGGATCGGCGAGCGGCCGGAACACCTCGAAGGAGAGCTGCGGCAGGCGGTTGCCATAGGTCGAGAGCGCCAGCTCCTCGAAGACCACATAGGCCGTGCCGCGATAGGCGGGCGTGCTGGCAGCCCCCATCCTGGCCGCGATGAACGGATCGGCGGTCTGGGCCTCGTCGCCGGGATACCAGCGCCAGGTGACGCTGCTGAGGTCCATCGGCTTGCCGTCGGCCCAGATGCGCCCGATGCCGGTGATCGGGCCCTCGCAGAGCGCAACCGCGAAGCTGGCGTAATAGAGATACTCGGTGGTCTTGACCTTGCCGCCGCCGCCGCCCTTGCCGCCGCCCTGCGTCGTGGTCTTCGTCTCCTCGCGGAAATCCGTCGCCCAGATGATGTTGCCGCCCATCCGCATGCGCCCATAGAGCCGCGGGATCACCGCGCCTTCGGTGGCCGAGGTGATGCGCAGCGTGTCGAGCCGCGCGCCCTCGATGCGCTGGGTGGGCGCCAGCGACGAGATGATCCAGCTGTCGACGACCGAGCCGATGGTGGAGCCGATGAAACCGCCGATGGTCGCGGCGCTGACGCCGAGGATCGCGCCGCCGATGCTGCCGCCAATTGCGGCGCCGGCCGCGCCGAGAACAAGGGTGGCCATGTCGGGGGTCTCAGCGTTGCGGAAACAGGAAGGCGAAGGCGATGCGCCGCCGCCAGGATGGGGTGAACGGTTCCTCGATCACGCCGAGCCGCTCGTAGGCGTGGAGGAAGCTGTCGGGCCCCGTCAGGATCCCGACATGCTTGGCGATGGCGCGGGGCCTCATGCGGAAGAGGACCAGCGCGCCCGGACACGCCTCGGCGAGCGGCATCTCGATCATCATGTCGCGCGCACCCTCGGCCAGCACCTCGTGCGGGCCGGTCTCGCCCCAGTCGCGGCTGTAGGGCGGGATCGGGAACGGCTCGGGGCCGACGACCTCTCGCCAGATGCCCCGCGCGAGGCCGAGGCAGTCGCAGCCGACATCGCGCAGGCTCGCCTGGTCGTGATACGGCGTGCCGAGCCAGGACCTCGCTACGGCGATGACACGCTCTGGATCGGAGGAGGTCACAGCACGGACCCTTCGTGGCCACCGTCCTTCGTGGCATAGCGCAGCACGGCGTCCTGGCCGGGGATGTGCGGGAAACCGCGGAAGTTGGCGGTGTTGGCGAACTTGGCGCCGCAGGTCTCGATCCGCTTGTCGCAGCCCGCGCGAATGGTGAAGCCGTCGTCCTCGGCGATCGCGCGCACCGGCGCTTCGAGCAGCGTCAGTACGGCGATGCCATCCGTGACGTCATGGCCAAGCACCTCGGTGCGCCGTCCCGTGTTCGCGCCGCTCGTCCAGTCCAGCGTGCCGAAGGTGAACCAGCCGGAGGCGAAGCCGCCGAGGCCCGAGGCGGTGAAGGCCCGGTCGCGCAGCATGTCGATGACGGCGCCCGTACCCTTGAATACGGGGGCCTCCAGATCGACACCGCAGCGCCCATCGCCGAGCGCGGCGTCGCAGGTCGCCTGGAAGGTCCGCCCGACCGTCTGGCCGAGGACGTGCGCGAGCGAGCGAACCTCGGCGACGAAGGCGAGCCGCCCGCGCCGGATCTGACCGATGGCGCCCCGCCGCATCAGCACGCGCTGGCCGGGATCAGACCAGTTCACCCGCCAGACCTCGACCTCGGCGTTGTCCCAGCCGCCGTCGAGAATGTCGGTCTCGGTGATCCGGTCCGAGGTCAGCACGCCTTCGGCGTCCTGCGCATCGACCGAAAGGTCGGAGCCCGAGCGCACCTCGGACGCCGTCAGCCCGCTTTCCGGCTCGAAGTCGGTCCCGTCGAAGCTCAGCGTCCGGTCGTGGTCGGTGAAGCCGAAACTCACGCCGTCGGCACGCGCGATCCGCCAGCACCAGGCGAGCGTCGTCGTGCCCTCGTCGAGATGGGATTGCAGGGCAGGATCCAAGTTCTTCATCGGCGCAGTTCCAAAAGCGGAATGGAGGTGATCGAGCCGAGCCGCTCGAGGTCGAGCGTCACGTCAAGCACGTCGGTGTCGAAGCGGACCGGCACATCGAACTCGAACCCGGCGGTGATCGCGACGCCAGCGCCCGGCGCGGCGCTGAATGTGACGACACCGGTAGTGGTGTCTACCGACCAGCCGGAGGGCTGATCGACGCCCGACAGCGCGATGCGCACGCTGCCCGCCACCGGCTTCGCGATGGCGCGCGTCCAGGACTGCGCGCCCGAGGCGTAGCGCTTCACCAGCTGGAAGGCGGTCGTCGCGCCATCGCCGGTGCCGATCGCTTGGTCGGTGGGCGATGGCGTGCCAGAGGGCAGGCAGGACTTGTGGTCGCCCCAGTCCTTGAAGCGGAAACCGTGGAGCCGACCGTTGCGCGCCTCGAAGAAGGCAACCACCGCCGCCAGATCGTCGGCGCGGCGAATGCCATAGGCGACGTCGTAGCGGCGGCGCGAATTGGCCCAGCTGGCGTTCCTCTCCTCGTCGCCCGAGGCGAGCTCGACGATCTGCGTGCGCCGCTCCGGCCCGCCCCGCGCGCCGCGGCTGATGTTGTCCGGAAACCGGACCTCGTGGAACGCCATCACATGCCCCTCCGCCCGAGCGAGACCGCCCGGGCGATGTCGGCCGCGACCTGCGTGCGGGATTGCCGGAAGCTTTCAGCGTCGCGGGCCATGATGGTGACATTGACCCCGCCGCCGCCGTAGTTCTGTACCTCCCGCCGTGACAGCACCCGCTCGCCCCGCTGCAGGATCGCAGGAACCTCGTCATGTCGCAGCCCTGCAACGCCGCCGGAGTGCATCCGAGGCGCTGCCGCGAAGGCCATAGCCGGGATCATGCGCGAGGGCCCCGCGGACCCGACCATGCCGCCCGCATGCAGGATGTTCGCGAAGATCCCGCCCGCGCCGCCGAGTGCGCCGGAGAGCGCATTGGCGATCGGACCGAGAATGAAGCGACGTGCCGCCAGCTTGGCGAGATCCGCGATCAGTGAGGTGACCAAGTCCCGGAAATCCAGCTTGCCGGTCTTCACGAACTCACCGACCGCATTCTCCGCCGACTGGAACGCGCTGACGAGGCTTTGTCCGATATCGCCGCCTATAGCGCGGGCCTTGCCGGCATAGTCGGCCAGCGCTGCGGTGACCGCCTGCCAGCCGGTGACGGCGGCTTCGGTGTCGGGTTCGGCAGCAGCGGCAGCAGTCGCGGCCGCCGCACCGGCACCCGCCGCGGCGCGTCCGGCATCACCAAGGGCTGTCTCAAAACGGTTCGCCGCGTCGGTCGCCGCGGTCAGCGCGTCTGCGCCACCCTCATTACTGCCCTGCACCGCGTCACGCAGGGCCTGCCAGCTGGCAAGTGGCGCACGCGCGCCCTCGGCCAGATCGCGCGCCGCACCGCGATAGGTATTGGCGGTGGCAAGCGCAGAGTTCGCAGCCTCGGTGAACCCGAAATCTGGTGCGATGAGCGGGTTGTCGTCGAAGGCCCGGTCAAATGCTGCCTGAGCGGCGGTGGTCGCAGCCGTCGCGGCACCCGCGAAGCGGTTCTCGATCTGACCCAACTCAAGATCGGGGATGATCGAGATGCGCCGCTCCGACCCGAGTGCTTCCAGCCCCTGGTTGATGCCGCCGATGAAACCGTTGATGCGCGAGACCACGCCGTTGAGCATCGCCTCGACGCCGTCGATCAGGCTGTTTGCCGCCTGAAACGCCAGATCGCCGATGGCCGCCGGGAGCAGGCCCCAGATCGCCTTGATCGCCTCAAAGGCCCCCTCGAAGGTGTTCGCGGCCGTGTTGCCAAAGGCCACCACGCTCTCGATGGCACTCTGCATGCCCGACGCGGCGTCTGCTTTCAGGTCGAAGAACATCGCCGTGGCCGCAGCCCCCGCCGCTGCAGCCCCCATCTTGATGCGGTCCCAGACCTCGACCGCAAGATCCTTCAGGAGCGACATCGCTTCTCCGAACCCGCCAGCGCCGGAAACCAGGCGCGTGAACTGATAGACGAGTTCGCCCGCACCGACGATCAGGGCGCCGATGCCCGTGCGGATCAGCGCGCCGCGCAGGACAACCAGCGCCGTGGCGAGCCCGCGAACCGAGAGCGCGGCGGCGGCCATGCCCGCCACCCAGCGGCCCGCAAGGAAGGCGGCGAAGGTCGCGGCGTAGGTGGTCAGGCGGCCGATGTTATCGAAGAGACCGCGGATCGCTATGCCGAGCGGACCGGTGCGGCTGGCAATGGCCGCCATGGCGTTGGCGACGGCTTCCAGCGCAGGTGTCGCAGCGACGGCCAGCTGGTTCGAGAGCCCACGCCAGATCAGGCCAAGCCGGGAGATCGCATCGTTCGTCCGTTCGATCTGCTCAGCATCCTGCTCCGAGACCACGACACCGAAGGCGAGGACGTCCTCCGTCGCCTGGCGCAGCGTCGCGGTGTCGATCCGCGACATCGCTATGGAGCCTTCCTCACCGAAAAGCTGGCCTGCCACGGCGGCACGCTCGGCGGCAGGCACGAAGCTTTCGATGGCCGCGTTGATCGCGCCAACACGCTGATCCAGCGGCAGCGCGATCAGCTCGTTGGCGGAAAGCCCCAGCCGGTCAAGCGCGTCGGCGGCGGGGCCGGTCCCGGCGGCGGCCTGGCTGAGACGGCGCGTCAGATCCTTGGTCGCCTGTTCGATGCCGGACATGGAAACACCGGCCAACTCGCCCGCGCGCTCCAGCGTCTGGATGGAGGCGACCGTGGTCCCGAGAGACTGAGCCAGTTTGGCCTGCGCGTCGACCGTCTGCAGCCCGGAGCGGACCATGGCCACGCCAGCAGCCGCAGCGGCGGCAACGGCGGCGGCCGCAGCGACTTTGACCCGGCGTGAGAAGGCCGCCATCCGGGCATTCGCCGCTTCCATCTCCCGGCTGAGCCGACCGAACCCGCGCGACCCGGCCTCGCCAACGCCTTCCAGTTCGGCGCGCACCTGACGGCCGCCGACCGCGGCAAGGCGGACAGAAACGCGTTTTTCAGCCATGGGAATGATCCATCTGTTCGTTGAGTTTGGCCACCATCACCGCTTCGACGACGGGCAACAGTTCAGCCATGGCCAGAGGCGGGATGCCAAGCGCGTCACCGAGGGCGAGCGCGGCGGACATGTCCCAGCCAATGACAGCGCCGGGTAGAACGCGCAGCTGACCGCCAAGACGGCCGACGAGGTCCCAGACCTGCCAGCCTTCGAATGTGGCGGGTCGGTTCAGCCGCGACGGGCAGGCTTCGCACGCTTCCGCGCAGGCTTCGCAGTATCGGTCGCCCCCGCCGAAGGACCACTCGGCAAGGACGCGGAGACGTTTTTTTCCTGTTCCAGCAGCAGGCCTTTGGAGACGTAGGTCAGTTGGAAGGCCTCGAAGATCGGCCAGACGTCCAGGAGCGCGTCGATGGCGTCCGGGCTCGGGTCGATGAGATTGCCGTCGGGGTCGCCGATACCCTCCCATGCAAGCACGGCCCGCCGCGCCAGCGCCTTGGCGAAGGCAACGGCGCGTTCTTCGTCGCTGGCCTCCTCTGGCAGGCTTTCGACAACCGGATCGCTGCGCGTCACCACCATCAGCGCCGTCGTCAAAGGGCGCAGCTGTACCCGCACGCCGGGCGCGAGGTCGTGCCAGCGGGGTGCATTCGTCAGATCCAGCGTCAGCATCAGTAAACCTCCACATTATTCACGAGGGTGGCGGTGCATATCCGCCCGACCACGCTGTCGCGCGCGGCCTGCCAGTCGAAGGTCGCCTGCACACCCTGTGGTCCGGAAATCTCGATCCGGGGGCGCGGCAGATAGACGGCGTGCACGGTGAATGTGAAGCTCTCGCCAGAGGGCAGCACATAGGCGAACTCGAGCTCGCAGGGATCACCATTGATCGCCTGTGTCACAAGCGTCTGGTCGGCGAAGCGCACCTCGATGGAGCCGGTCAGCGCAGCGATGGAGGGGTCGGCCCCGTCGATGCGGCCGTCCGAGCGGATGGTCTCGATGCGGTCGAGGTTGTTGGCATAGGTGATATCAGCCGAAACCACGTTGCCGAGGGCGGAGCCGTTGCGGGTGATCGCCCCGTTGAAATGCCCGAAGCGCTGCAGGGCCAGATCGGCGGGCGTCCCAGCGTTGGTCGTCGTGCCCACCGTCTCGCCCTGCGCCACCAGCCGGGCTGTTGCCGTCAGCAGGCCCGAACGCTGCATCTGCCAGGTGACCTGGTCAAGCACGCAGCCGGAATACATCGCATAGCGCGGCACCTCGGGCATGCCGGTCTCGATGGACATGCTGGGCAGCGTCCAGCTTCCTGACTGGAATTCATGCGTCCAGGGGCCGGTGCCGGTCGTGGTCGGGTCGCCAAAACCCGCCTTCAGCCAGAAGCCAAAGGCCTCGGCGTCGAGCGGCACGACAACATCGCCGTCTGCCGTCACCGCATCCTTGATCGGTGCCAGCGGATCACGGCCGTAGCCGAGCAGTTCGGAATTGAGCAGTGGTTGTTCCGCCCCCAGCGAGGTGCTGGCAAAGGGCATCTTGGTGAACCCGCCGACTGGCGGCGTTCCATAGGTGGTCTCGAACGCAAGCGCCATCTGCGCCCGCGCCCCTTGGGCTCGTGCCATGTTTCTCTCCTTGGATTGTCGGGATCAGGCCAGCGGGTCGGCCGTGGAATAGTGCAGGACGACCGGGATCACGGCGGCCTTCAGGCTCGCCGCGCCCTCGACCGGCAGATCGACCGGGCGCGGCGCTTCCGCCTCGACCCAGTCGCAGAGGCCACCCAGCGTGCGGTCGGCGGAAAGCGCTGCGCCGATGCTGGCGGTCAGCGTGTCGAAGGCGGCATCACGGTCGGTGCCCTGCACGACCGCCTCGATCTCGGCACGGTGCTGGTAGTGGTAGGCCAGCGGCGACAGGGTTACCTCGGGCTCGCCCGGCTCACCGTCGCGCAGAATCAGCAAGCCCTCGGTGGGCACACGCTCGGGCAGCACATCACCGCGCAGGGCTGTGGCGGGCAGCGCCAAGAGCCGCGCATGCAGCGCGGTTAGGATGGTTTCGCGTGGGGTGGGCATAGGGCTTCCTAGTGCCGAGGTTCCTGCGGCTTTGTTCTGGTGGCTGGCCGTTCAGAAATGCTATTCAACTTAAGAGGTTGGTAGTTGATCGCTTTTAGGTCTACTTCTAATTCTGACGTAAATGGCGTCTTGTAGGTCTCCGCATCGAAGCCTTTGAAGTTGGCGCCGACCTTGTCAAAAGCTCTGAACACACGCACAACTGCCGAAACGAACACCGGCATCATATCAACGTATACTTGATCCTCGGGATATTGCTCTGCCTCCGAAACCTGCTGGATGGCATCGAACCCCAATTCATCACGAATGAGACAAAATCTCTTAAACGCTTTCTCACCGTTCAAAAACTTGTCCCGGTACGGTGAGTCCGCCTTTGGATCTAATCGCAATCGAAAATCACTCAGCTTGAAATAGGCAGTCATCGATAACATGCCTTCACTACTCATTCGATGCCGAGCGAGTAAGTACGTCGCGCCGTTCCATTGGTTTGGATCGCCACGCAACCACAAGTCAGACAAGAGGCCTTGGAATAGAGGATGGTCTCGATGGTGTATGGCATTGCGCAACGCGATCAGCGCAGACGTGTCGCCGTGATCGAAATATGGAAAGTGATCTTTCGAGACATCATAGAGGGTGTGGAACGCCTCCAGTTTTGCCTCGAATGCACGCTCCATGTTATGGATCGCCTCCTCGCGATCCTCGTCAAAAAGGCTCGCGAAACGTCTATGGGCCTCGGTGTATAGCCTCATGTAATTTGCGAGGTTGCTGATAGCGTTCTCGACAGCAGCTAGGCTCATCTACGACATCTCCGATTCTGCCTCGATTAACGGAGGCGGTCTATCACTTGAAATGTCAGTAACAGAGTGAGCCTTGAACGGAAGCCCCCTTTGAATTCAGTATCTTCCCTCCATCCAATTCGCCACGATCAGCCCGGGCACGCTGTCCAGCGCCCGCTCTGCATCCCGGTCGAGGTCCAGCCGCTTCGACAATTTCACCTGCGGCACCAGCAGAAAGATCGGTGCGGTCACCTTTCCGCGCCCAGTCTTCGAACGTGACATCACCGCCTGGCCCCTCGTGTTCAGCCGACCCTCGGCCACCAGCAGGCTCGGGCCCGTCCGGCGATAGACGAACCGCAGGCGCAGCCCGCGCCGCCGTTCCCATTCACCGGGGGTGATCCGGCCGCCGCGTGTGGATTTGCCTGCGGCGGGCAGCGGGATCGCCAGCCAGAACCCGTTTTTCGAGCGGATCAGCGGACCGGTGTCATGCGCGCCGACGATCACCGGGGCCTTCGACCAGACCAGCGCTGCCGCATCCAGGCTCTCACCCGACCGCGGGAAGTTCTGGTTGCGGATCGAGTTGGCAAGCCGTCGACCGAGCCCCGCGCCGGTGATCTGGGTGCGCCAGGCAGCTTTGAGCCCGCTCCCAGCCTCGCGCATGGCGGCCGTTACCGCGCGCTCACCGGCCGCAACCTCGGCTGCCATCATGGCCACGATGTCAGGATCAATGTCGAGCTTGAGCTTCATGCCGGGCGCAGATCCACGGTCCAGACCAGCCGCTCGCGGTCGCGCAGCGGCTCTCCCTGGATGAGGAAGGCCTCGCCGTCGATTTCGATCCGGTCGCCGGGGCGCGGGTTCGCCACCTCGGCGACGCGCAAGTCGACCCGCGTCGTTTCCGACCAGAGCCGGGCATCGCCGAAGTCGGTGATCGCATCGGCCTGCCGGGAGACGACGCGCACCAACACGGGCGCGCCGCCGTCGGAGGTGTAGATCGCCTCTCGCCCGAGGTTGGGATCCGCGAACAGAGCATCAACGACGGCGGCAAACGCGGTCATCAGAAGCTGCCGTTCAGGCGCACCCGGCCGATGGTGTCGCTCGCGCCGCCAGCGACGGCTTCGGTTGCCACGCCGATCAGCGTATTTGCCGTGGCGGTCTTGGTGGCTTCCTTGGTGGTGTTGTCCCAATAGACCTTGTCACCGGCGGACCAGGCTTGAGACGCGACCTTTTTCAGGTCGAAGACACCGACAAGCACGGCCTCGACCGCCTCGGCGTTGGCGGCGTCCCCGGTGGCCACGCCGAAGATGGAGCCGACGAGCAGGCCATCGCCGGATGTGACGGCGTAGGGCGCGGTCAGGGTGAGGGTGTTGCCGGGCTGGACGTAGTTTTTCATGGCGGGATCCTTTGCAAACAGGAACGGGCGGCCCGATTGGACCGCCCGTCAGAGGTGAGATGTCAGGAACGACCCGGCTTATGCCCCCGGGTTCTTGTAGAGACCGCGCCAGTCGATGGCCTTGGCGCCGAAGTCGAGACGGCACTTGATCTCGACGCCGTCGACGTCGAAGCCGTTACGCGTCTCGATGTAGGCGCCCTGCTGGCCCTCGAGATAGGCGTACTCGATGGTGTCGATCTGGTTCGGGCTGGCCGCCAGATACCAGGCGGTCTCGCTGGCGGCGTCGAGCCGCGGCTCGCTGATCGGGGCGAGCGTGCGGATCGACTGCGGCACCACGCTGGACGTCGCGGCGGGCACGAGATTCTGCGCGACCAGCTGTTCGGCCTTCAGTTCCAGCGAGGCGGGCACGATCAGGAAGGCGGGGCGCACGTTCAGCACCGTTTTCTTGTCGAGGCCGGTCTGCTTGGCCATCGCCGCGCGGGCCGCGCCCACCGCATCGACCGCCAGCGCCGTGCCGGTGCCCGCAAGGTTCTTGTGGTTGGCATGGAACAGCGCGTTGCCATCGGCCATGGCCGGGTTGGCGGTGATGATGCCCCAGACCACGTCCGATTCCAACTGGGCGATGGAGTTGCCGTACATCGCCGGGATCCGGGTGAATGCGTCGAGGTCGTCGTTGATCAGCGTCTGGCGGGTGATCGCGACCACCCGGCCATAGGTCTTGACCTTGTAGCTCTCCTTGCTCTCGCCGAGCGTCCCGCGCTTGAACTCGCCGCTCTCGCCGACCTCCAGCAACTGCGGGGCCTCGCCCAGCTGGACCCGGTGCATCGCCTTGAAGTCGGTGGCCAGCACCTGGCGGCAGAACAGCATGAAGGTGCGGGGATAGGCCTCGTAAGCCTGCCGCAGGGTCTTGTTGGTCACCGCCGACAGGATCTCGGGGAAGTCCGAGGTCGAATGCAGAGCCCGCGTCGCAACCTCGTCGCGCGACAGGCCGCGCGTGTTGACCCCGGCATTGCCGAGGCTTTCGCGGGCGAGTTCCAGCAAGGTCATGCCGCGATACTGGCGTGCCGCGTCCTCCAGCTGGAACAGCGTGGGGCTGTAGCGGTGCAGCAGCGCATTGGCCACCGCGTCGCGGCGGGTGATCGCCTCGTCCCGTCCGCCCAGCGGGATCGACACCTGGCTGAAGGTGCGGATTTCTTCGGATTTGGCGGCCACCTGATCGAGGATCAGACGGCGGGCTTCGCCGATATCGGTCCCGCGTTTGACCAAATCCTCGGCAAAGCTGCGCTCGAGGTTCAGGCGGCTCGCCAGATCATAGATCGTGGAGACGCGGTCCCGCTCGGCCTCGCGAGCACGGGTCGCGACGACTTCGGTATCAAGTGCAGGGGTTGCCTGCTGTTTGGGTTGGGCGCGGGTTTCAACAGCTGCGTTTTTCGGGTCGGTGGCAGGCGCTTTCGGCTCGGTCATGGTGGTGTCCTCGGTCGCGACGGAGTCGCTGGGCTGGTCTTTGGCCTCTGCGGCCGGGGCGTTGGGTTTGTCCGTCATCGGGATGGCTCCTGTTTGGGTGGGTGAGACGTCCCGGCGATGGAGGACGCAGTCGTGAAGGGAGGATTGGGCGCGGAACCCCGCGGCTGGATCGGCGCCGACGGGCACGGCGGACACCTCGAAAGGCGTCCAGTCGACCGCGCGCCAGAGTTCTCGGGCCGCTTCGGGCTTGGACACTTCGAAGCGATGGACCTGGTAGCCGATGGAGACCGCGCGGATGTGCCCGGCCTGGATGTCCCGCCAGATCGGTTCGACATCGGCGCGCTCACTGATCCGGACCTGCGCGATGCCGCGTCCGTTTTCGACGCGGGCCGAGCCGGGAACGACCGAACCGATCACCGCATCCAGCGTGTCGATCTCGTGCACCTTCAGGAACGGCGCGCCCGCATTCAGCCGGTCGAGCCGGACATGGGCGGGGTCGAGGCTCAGTTCCTCGTCATAGGGCTCACCGAACAGCGTCGAGCGGCGGACCCGCGCCCCCGCCGACCAGATCACCTCGACGGTGCGAGCGTCGGTATCTACTGAGTTCGGCGCAAGCTCCGCCGACCGGCGCATGGCCGGCAGTTCGATCATCGTGTCCATGTTGGTCAGTCCTGTTGGTCGGCATGCGCCGGGCCAGTTTCATTTGCTGGATCGCTTGCCGGGTCATTGGCCATATCGCCGGTCTGCGCGCTGCCGGTCTTCGTGACCCGCCGCGGGTCGCTGTCGAGCACCAGCCCAAGCGCGTCGAGCTTGGCATTGGTCGCTGCGATCTCGGCCAGCACCGCATCGGGATTACGGCCCTGTTTCGCAATCACCTCGGCCAACGTCATGGTGCCGGATCGGATCGACAGCAGGTTCGCCATCGCGTCCTTCTGCGGATCGACCGCCTCGAACTTTGGCGGTGACCATTCGACGGGCACGTCCGGTGTCGGGATCTGGCCCGCCGCCCACGCGGCCTCGGTGAACCAGCGCCAGACCGGCGCGCAGAACATCGGGATGAACAATTGCCACTGCACCGCATCGATCTGGCGGCGGAACTCCACGAGCCCCGCGCGGATCGAGGAATAGTTGACCTGGGACAGGTCCCCGGTCAGCAATTCATAGGGCACCCGGAACCCTGCCGAGATCGTGTGCAGGCTGGCGCGCTTGTATTCGCCATACCCGCCGGTGGCCGAGGGCTGGTTGAATCGGATGTCCTTGCCGCCCCGGGCATAGGCGATCAGCCCGGGTTCGAACTGCTCGACCCGGTTTCCGTCGGCATCGACCACGGAGGGCGCGATGCCCTGCTGCGCCTCATCGTCCCCGAAGACGATGGCGGTCACGCAGGCCTCGGTCTTCTTGCGGACCAGTTCGGCGACCTCATAGTCGTCGAGATCGCGCAAACTGCGGATCACCGGCGCGCCCCAGGGAACGCCGCGCGCCTGCGTGCGCTGCTTTTCATAGACATGGGCGATTTCACTCGCCGGGACCGGACGGCTGTCGAACCCGCCGCGCAAGGCACCATGCGCATCGCCCGGATGCTCGGCATGCAGCCAATAGGCCCGGCGCTTGCCGACCGGGTCGAACTCGATCCCCTGGACCAGGCGGCCCGCGCCGATGGCGCCGGATTTCATGGCGTCGAGGAAGTCGGCCTCCAGCACCTGCAATTGCAGCGGCACCGGCAGACCATCTGATGCCCGCCGCAGACGGCGGCGCACCAGCACCTCGCCCCCCTCGACCATCTCGCGGCAGATCAGCGTCTGCAGCCCGTAGAAATCGAGCTGGCCATCGGCGTCTGCCGCCTCCGACCACCGTGCGAAGAGTGCGTCCACCGCGCGGTCCAGCTTGTCATCGCCGCTCGCGGCGCGCGGCATGATTCCGGCGCCAATGATATTGTTGACCAGCACCGACACGGCCTTGGCCGCGTGAGGGTTGTTGCGCACCAGATCGCGCATCCGGTCCCGCAGAAGCGCCCCGGCCACGCCGACCTCGGTGTCGGCCGAGGATCCCGGCGCACGCCAGCCCTCCGTCCTCCGCCCGCGCGCGGCCCCGTCATAGCCCCGCGTCAGGGTCTCGAAGGCCTGACGCGCCATCACGCGACGCGCCGCCATGCGCGGGGCCACCGATGCGATGGCGTGATCGAACCAGGTCGCCGACATCACCGGTCCCCGCGCGAGAAACCAGCCAGCCCGGCCACCGGCAGCGGACGGCTGACGCCCGCGATGGCTCGTTCGATGGTCCGGATGCGGGCCAGCAGATCCTCGGCCGAACCGTAGTCGACGGACTTGCCGTCATAGCTGACCCGGGTCGTGCCGCTGGCATAGGCGCGGCGCAGCGCCGAGAGCTCGGTTTCCGTCCAGTCGGTCATGTTCAGAAGTTATCCGTTTTGATCAAGGGGCGGTTTCGGCCCATTTTCGGTCATCCCTGATCAGGGCGTTTGCGAGGATCAGGAGCTTGCGCATCACGGCGGTGAGCGCGACTTTTGCCGGTTTTCCTGCGCCGCAGAGCGCCTGATAGGTCTGACCGAGCTGCCGGTTGTGGCGCGTGGCGACGAGAGCGGGCATGTAGAGCGCCCGGCGCAATCCGCGGCGCCCGCCGCCGATCCTCGACTGGCCCTTCCACCTGCCCGACTCGCGGGTGATCGGAGCGAGCCCGGCGAGACTGGCGGCTTCCTTGCCGTCCATCGTGCCCAACTCGGGCATCTCCACGAGCATGGCGACCGCCGCGACCGGGCCGATGCCGGGGATCGACATCAGGATCCCGAAGCGATGGGCGAGCGCCGGATCCTCGGTGACGAGGCGCGCGAGCTCGGCGTCGATCTGTTCGATCTGGCGTTCGACCTGCCGCAGACGCGCCCGCAGCTGCGCCAGGACGACCTTGTTGCGCGCCGCCTGAAGACGGTTGCGGCAGGCGGTGCGATCCTTGATCAGGCCGAGACGCGCGATGTGCAACTCCCTGATTTCGTGCATGCTCTCGCTGCGAACCGGCGTGGCCCCGAGCTCGAGTACCGCGCCCATCCGCGCGAGCATCGCGGCGTCGACACGGTCAGTCTTGGCCCCGTAGCCCGCGGCCTGCGCGAACCGGCGCGCGCGGCCGGGGTTCACCTTGACCAGCGCGTGGCCCGCCGCATCCAGCGCAGCCTCCATGTCGCGGTGATAGCGCCCGGTCGCCTCGTAGACGACGCGGACCGGGGTCTTGCCGATCCAGCGGCGCAGAGCCGCGAGACCCGCCCTGTCGTTACCGAACCGGGCATGCCGGCCGTCGGACTGACGGTGGATGTCGAGCGTGTCTTTGGAAATGTCTATGCCGATGGTATCCTGCATTGCCTTTCGTCTCCTGTGCTTGTCGTACGGGGCAATGCGTGCAGCATCCCCCACCTATCCGTTCAGGACATGCGAAAGGCGGGGGCGATCCAACTTCTGACCGGTCCTTGGGAACCTCCATCCTTTCGACCCGTCCCCCGCCGCTCTCCGGCATGTGTGAGGTGCCGGAGAGCGGCTCCTGTATCGCACAGGAGCCGAGACCGATCTTAAGACAACCATCCTCCGCGCCGGCCGAGCCAGTCGGAGCGGCGCTTGCCCTGCGGGGCCTGTCCCGGCCGGTTGATCTGCCCGGCGGGATCGGCGTCGGTTGGGGCGGCCCCGAGCTGATCCTCGAGGTCACGCCATTTCTCGTCGGGCCAGCGGTCCGCGCCCGCGATCCAGGCGGCGGCGCGGGCATAGACCCGGCAGTCCAGCGCCTCGTTGCGCTCGCGCAGCTTCTGCCATTCCAGCCGGGCGAAGCCGCGTTTGGTGCGCACCGTCACCAGCTGCTCGGCCACGAACTGCTTCAGCCATTCGTTCTCGACCCAATGCGGAAGATGGACCGAGCCGGGCGGGAATGCCGCCCCGTCGGCCATCTCCTCCTCGGTCGGCCGAGCCAGCCGCAGGAAGCGGTAGGTCTCGGCCTTGAAGGTCGACACCGCCACGGTCCAGAGCCGCGCGCCGCGCCGCAGACGTTTGCCGCCCTCGGTCGCATCGACGAAGGTGGGCCCCGACACCGGGCTCGAGCGGTTGAACCCCTCGACGCCCTTGACCGGCGACACCTGCCCAAACCCCTGCGCCCGCGACCAGGAATAGACCGCCGGGGCCGCGTAGCCGGTATCGATGGCGAGCCGCGCGATGCGCAGATGCGCGCCGCGTTCGTGCGGCCAGGACCGGTCAAGCAGCGCGGTCAGTTCCGACCACGCGTCGTGCCGGTCCGGCCCGCCCTCGATGACGACGTGATCGACGAGCCAGCTTTCCAGACCGCGACCCCAGGCCCAGACGTCCACCTCGATCCGGTCCTTCTGAACGTCGGCCCCGGCGGTCAGGAACAGCCCGCCCGCAGGCACCGTGCCGGATGTCCAGCGCTCGCGCCGGTCGTAGAGCCGCTGCCAGTCGGGCGCCTCCCCGGTTTCGACCCAGGTCTCGCCGAGGATCGTGTTGCGGAACGCCTTGATCGCCTCGTCCGACCCCTGTGCAGCGTCCCATGCCCGCACGATCCGCTCCCAGCTCAGCCAACCGATCGGCGAATAGAGCGCCGAGAGGTGATAACCGACGGTACCGGGATCTGCGGCCGTTGCAGTCGCCCGCCATTCGCCGCCCTCCAGCATCGCCGTCTTGTTGTGTTCGGCGATGGCCTGATCGCAGCCCTCGCAATGATATTCCGCCGTCTCCGGGCGGCCCTTCTGCCAGCGCAGCCGGTCGAACTTCAGCCACTGCATCGCGCCGCAATGCGGGCACGGCACAAAGAACCGGCGCTGGTCGCTGGCCTCGTATTCCCGTTCGATCCGGCTCAGCCCCCGGATCGTCGGCGTCGAGACAAGGAACACCTTGCGCCGGTGGGCAAAGGTCAGGGACCGCGCTTCCGCCAGCGTGACCGGGTCGCCTTCCTCGTCGGCCGAGGCCGGATAGGCGTCGACCTCGTCGAGAAAGATGTATCGCGCCGGGGTCGAGCGCAGCCCGACCGCCGAATTTGCCCCGGTCATGATCAGGATGCCGCCCGCGAATTCCTTCGACAGCATGGTGTTGCCTGCGTCGCGGGATCGCGCCGGTTTGACTCGTTCCCGGAGTTCCGGGCTCTCATCAATCAGCGGATCGATCCGCTGGCGCGAGTTCCGTTTGGCCAATTCCACCGTCGGCTGGACCGCCAGCATTGGGCCCGGGGCCTGGTGGATGGCAAAGCCGATCCAGTTGTTGCCCGCTTCCGTCGCGCCAACCTGCGCGGCTTTCATGAAGACGATCCGCTGTGTGGGATCGCCGGGCGACAGCCGATCCATGATCTCGCGCATGTAGGGCGTGCGCCCGGTGCGATACCGCCCCGGCTCGGCCGAGGCGCGGCCCGACAGCATCCGGTGCCGATCCGCCCACTCCGACACCGTCAGATCCGGATCGGGCGTTAGGCCAGAACCCCAGGCGCGCAGGATTTCTGCTGCGCCGTCGAACTCCAGCATATCGTCCGCATCACCTGAGATCGGGTTTGACCTCGGCAAGATCGTCGAGCTGGGCACGGACATGTTTCTCCAGAACCTTCTGCATGGCTGCGGGCTCCACACCCAGATCGGCCGCCATCAACGCCGCCGCACGAGCGGGCCAGTTGACCCAGACGTCGCGCTCCTGCCGCGCCAGCCGAAACACCAGCGACAGCGCGCGGGCGCGGTCGATCAACTCGCCCTTCAGCTTTTGCAGCCGCAGACGGCGTTCCTGCGCTTTCAGAACTTCGTTGGCCGTCTTGGCCTGCAGAAAGGTCGTGCCGCTGCCGACTGGTGGGGCCGCCATTCCCTGTTCGCGCAGTGTCTCGCCCACGGCGGAGACCGCGGCCTCGGAGACGGGTTTGAGTTTTGGTTGCGGCGCTTTACGGGTTTTGGACGGATCGGTCGCCTCGGCGCGCAGGGCATCGCTGGCCACCGGGTCGATGCTGCCATCGCCGTGCAGAACCAGCCGCCCCGTCGCCTTGGCCTTCTGGATCGCCCCGCGTGAAAGGCCGACGCGGGCGGCATACTGGCGCTCGCTCAGCCCCTCCATGACGCGCTCCGATTATCATTCAAAATCATGTTCTTATGGTGTTGATAAGCCTCCTCATCAGAGCGAACGTGATCCTACGAAAACGATGCAACTCACCACCGCGCTCAAGCAGCGCAGCGATAGCGCAAACCCAAGGAGCCGCCACGATGACCCGCCTGAACCCCCAGACAACTCCCCGTCACCAACTGCGCGCCGAGAAGGCTGCGCGGAACAAGGAAGCAGCACTCAGCGCCTTCATGGGCAAGAAAGCCGAGATCGACGAGATGCTCGCCCGACTTCAGGGGCTGAGCGACGAGCATTTCAACGCCCACCCCGACGAGGTGAATTGGGGCCATGTCGGCACGCTTGAGCACTACGCCAGCCTCCTGAAGCGCATCACCGACAGCGCCTTCAGCGAAGGCGAGCACGCCGAGTGACAGGAGCCAACGCCATGGAAACCAGCACCATCCGCATCGCCATTCGCGGCCTCAACGAGCCTTGGGATACGAGCCGCATCCCGGTGGTTCTCGACGAGATCAAAGCATCGCTCCGCGAGGAAGCCGATATTCCCGCACGACTGACGGCCGACAGCATGACCATCGCCATCGACGTCGCCACCGACCGACTGCCCGACGCCGCTGCTCTTCTGCGCGAACTTGGGCTGATCTGACCTCGGACCTCCGCCCGAACTCCGGCCGCGCGCCCTGCGCGGCTTGGGGTCGTAGAAGACCGCGACGGTCGCGGTCCGAACACGGAGACGACCCCATGACCAAGCTTTCCGACACCCAGACGATCATCCTGTCCCGCGCGGCCCAGAACGAAGACCGCATTGCCCTGCCGCTGCCCGACAGCCTGCGCGGCGGGGCCGCCGCCAAGGTGGTCGGCGCGATGCTCACCAAGGGCTTCCTCGAAGAGGTCGAAGCCGACATGCGCAAGGGCGAGCCCGTCTGGCGCGAGACCGGCGACGCCCACGGTGTCACGCTGGTCGCTACCGACGCAGGCCTCGCCGCCATCGGCATCGAAACCGACCCCGCGCCCAAGGTGCGCACTCAGCGCGAGGGCACCAAGCAGGCGGCGCTGATTGCCATGCTGCGCGCGCCGAATGGCGCGACTATCGAGGAAATTGCCGAAGCGCTCCAGTGGGCACCACACACAATACGGGGCGCGATGTCCGGTGCGCTCAAGAAGAAGCTCGGGCTCGAGGTCACATCCGAGAAGATCGAGGATCGGGGGCGCGTATACAGGCTCCCAGCCGCCTGACGCACTCGACCCAGACAAGTTCATGACCGCCATCCCACCGGGGTGGCGGTTCGTCATTTGGCGCTCCGCATCCGGATCGCCTCGAACACCCGCCGCAAGGCGAACGAGCGGGTGATCGACACGATGGTAAAGACAAGCCCCATTTTCAGGTTCTGCGCCAGCGTCGTGTGCAACCCGAAGATCGGGAAGACCAGGATCTGCGTCGCAACCGCAACTCCGTAGCCCACGATCACGTTGGCGACGGACTCAACCAGCGACATGAGGCGCGATTGTTTCATGCGAGCGCCCCATCATCCATCCGCCAGCAGTTGAGCCGCCAGAGTTCGCAGCGCATGCGCTGCAACCAGGGGGACCACGCCGTTGCCACAGAGGCGAAGCCGGTCCACCCGGTTGGCCAGCCCATCAGCGCCTCGACGAACAGCGGGTTCAAGGTCCGGCGCGGCTCGGAGGTATCGCTCCCAACCATCGGCGTCACCAGGACCTGGCGGCCAAGCAGGCCGTTCACCGGCGTGTTCGCCAATGTCGTCGCACCGTCCTTGTGATCGCGGGCCGTCGGCGTCATCCACATGGCCGCGGTATGGGTCAGATCCGCTGTCCTGCGGTTGCCAGCACTCGGCTTGCAGCCGTCGTTCGCCATCGGCGTCGGCCAGTCCCGCGCCAACCGATCCAAACCCTTTTCGGCCTTCCGGTCGCCGCCACGGCTCCGAAAGCTGTCGGTCTGCGGCGTGGGCCACATCGCGGCGCTCGTCGCGAGGTTCATTCCATGTTTGCCCGCTTCTTGCGAGGGCGATGGTTTCGTCTGCCGGTTCTCGTTTGCGCTGGCCCGGGGCGTCGGCCAGAGCCGCAGCATTTCCGTTCGGTTCCCGCCGCTCGAGCGGGTCCCAGAGCAGGCGCGCGGGGTCGGCCAACTCGTCGCCCTCGCGGATGGCGAGGATGAACAGCCGCTCACGCTTGTGGGGCGCACCAACTTCCGCCGCCGTGAAGAGGCCTGCCGCAAGCTTGTAGCCCATGTCGACCAGTCCGCTGGCGACCTCGGGGAAGCCGAGGCGGAGATGATGGGCGACATTCTCGAGGAAGACGAAATGCGGTTTGATTTCGCCGATGATACGAGCGACATGCGGCCAGAGGTGCCTCGGGTCATCCGCGCCCCGGCGCTTGCCCGCGACCGAAAATGGCTGGCACGGATAGCCCGCAGTGACGATATCCACCGCGCCGCACCACGGGCGGCCATCGAAAGTTCCAACGTCGTCCCAGACAGGTGCGCAATCCAAGGCCGCGTCTTCCATCCGCGCCACGAGAGTGGCCGCGGCGTAGGTTTCCCGTTCGACATGGCCCACAGTTCGATATCCTGGGATGGCGATGGTGAGCCCGAGGTCGAGCCCGCCTGCGCCGGAGCACAGCGAGAGGCCGAACAGGCATACGCCTGCGGTTCCGGAAGCGCGTCCGGAGGGATGTAGAGCCAGGTCATGCATGTCACGCGGCGGATTTGGGTTTGCGGGAGGGTTCTGGGTCGGGGCCAGTGTCGGGCGCATCGGCGGGGGTTTCGGCATCATCGCCCAGCCGCTCGGCTTTCACCTGCGCGAAGGTCCGACCGTCGCCTTCGAGGAGTGCATCGCGACCCGTATCGGCCTGCCAGCGTTCGACGGCGACATCGATGTAGGCTGGACTGATTTCCATCGCGAAAACGCGGCGACCGTTGGCTTCACCGGCCATGATCTGCGAACCCGAACCACAGAACGGCTCGTAGCAAAGCCCGCCGCGCGCAACATGCTGGCGCATCGGGATGCCGAAGGCGTCGAGCGGTTTCGGCGTCGGATGGTCGGGTCGGTCGTCCTTGGCGAAGCTGGGCAGCGCCCATGTGGACGGCAGCGTTTCCTCGGCGACCTTCGGCGGCCGGTTGGGGCGGCGCCAACCCATGAAGCAGGGCTCGTGCTTCCAGAGGTAATGCGACCGGGTCAGGACGCCGCGGTCCTTCACCCAGATGATCTGCTGGTGCACGAAGGCCCCGGCCTTTTCCCAGCAGGCCTCCAGCATCGCCTGGCGGCGCGAGGCGTGCCAGCAGTACCATGCCGCGTCCTCGGTGATCGCCTCGGCGACGGCGGCGGCGATGAAGCCGTCGTAAAGTTCCGCGCCTTGAGAACTGTCGTCCCAGGTCGTGCCGTAGGACGCCGACCAATCCTTGTTCCGGGTCGGGTGGTTCGAGCCGTCGTAATCGACGAGATACGGCGGATCGGTAGCGAACAGGATCGCCCGCTCGCCATTCATCAGACGGCGCACATCGACCGCGCTGGTGCTGTCGCCGCTGAGCAGCCGGTGATCGCCAAGGATCCACAGATCGCCGGTCCGTGATGCCGGGTTGCGCGGGGGTTCGGGGATGGTCACCGGGGGCACGGAGCCCCCGACGCCACCTTCTTCACTGTCCCCCTCCGGCACGAAGGCCAGCAGCTTGTCGAGCTCGCCGTCGGAGAATCCGACCAGCGACAGGTCGAAATCCTCCGCAAGCAGGTCGTTCAGTTCGGCAGACAGCAGCGCCTCGTCCCAAGTCCCGAGTTCCGTCAGCTTGTTGTCCGCGATGCGGTAGGCCCGGCGCTGCGCGTCCGTCAGATGGCCCAGCACGATCACCGGAGCTTCCGTCAACCCGAGCTGCGTCGCGGCCAGAACCCGGCCATGGCCCGCGATCAACTCGCCGTCGTCTGCGACGAGGCAGGGCACGGTCCAGCCAAACTCGGCCATGCTGGCAGCAATCTTCGCGACCTGATCCGCGCCATGGGCCTTCGCGTTTTTCGCGTAGGGCTGAAGCTTGGCCAGCGGCCAGGTTTCGATCGCGTCCGGGGCAAAGCTCAGGGTCATGCGGGTCGGTTCGCCTCAATCGGGTGGACTCCGGACACCGGCAGCCAGCCTGGACTCCGCAAAGGGTCCAGCGGCCACCGGACGTTTCCGGCTCCAAGAGTTTGTTTTATTGTGGTTTTCAGCAGATCGCGGGTGGATGCCCGCCGGGGTGGCTTCCCAAAAAACCGGCCCTGTCGCTGGCGATATTGCGCGCTTCGCCCGCCAGCATACGAATGTCGCCAGGAAGGAACCGGAAACTGCCTTGGGATGGCCCCCCGCCGGACCCTCGCTGGATACCGGGGTCCAGAAGGCCCCCGTCAACGCAAAGGGGAGAGCGAGCTTTCCAGCGCACTCTCCCCATCTTGCCTTCGGAATAGCATGGATCTGTTGCAGATGTCGAAGGAAAAAGTGTTGCAACACATTGGAGTCACTGCGCATTCAGCCGCGCAGCGATCTTGGTCAGCGCCAGTTGCCAGCGACGCCAGGCGGTCGTGCGGTCGCACCCCATCTCGCCGCTGATCTGCTTCCACGGCACCCGGGCCGCGCGGGACCAGACCAGCTTGCGCTCCGCCTCCTCAATCCAGAGCACCCAGTCGAAGGTCTGCTCGAGCCGGGTGATCGCGGCGGCCGAGGGCCAGACCCGCATCGGCTGCGGCTCCATCGCCGCGATCTCGCGGCTCGTCCGCACGATGTCGGGCCATGTGTTGAAGTAGCCCTGCGCCTCTACCGGCGGCAGCTTGCGCAGGGTGCGGAACGCCTCCTCGAAATGATCGGCGACGCACTCGGCGGTCCATTCGCGATCAGCCATGGCGCGCCTCCCTGTCGGAAGGGCGCGGGCCGTAGAGCTTCTCGCCCAGCTGGCGAACCAGTTCACGCTCGGGCCAGGTGAGGCGGTCGTCATCGGCGGAGACCGCGAGGACGCCCTGTTCCTGCCAGCCCTCGCGCTTGACCTGCTCGGGATCCCGGCGCCGGCCGCCGTAGCCGTGGGGATGCCATCTCATGCGACACCCCCGTTCGTCTCGATCACCCAGAGCAGCAGCGCGATGGCGTCGGCCTCGTTGTCGTCGGCCGGGCTGAAACCGCGGGCGCGGACGGCGGAGACCATGGTGGCCTTGTCGGCATTGCCTTTGCCCGAGGCGTGGCGCTTGATCGTGCCGACCGGAACGCCCTCATAGGGCACGCCGCGCAGCTCGGCCCATGCGGTCAGCGTGGCCATGAGCCCGCCGTAGATGTGGCTCGCGTCGGTGCCCGCGTGGCGGCGGACCTCCTCGAACCAGATCGCGGCGACGGGCCCCGACAGCCGGTCGATCTCGGTCAACCAGTTGGTGAAGCGCAGGTAGCGCATGCCGCCGCCGTCGAAGCGGCCGGGGCGCAGCGAGACGGTGCCGCTGGTGATCAGGCCGTCATGGCCGCGGATCGCCCAGCCGGTCGAGGTGCCGAGGTCGAGCGCGAGGATGCAGCGGTTGCGGGGCGTGTCGAGCGGCAGCGATTCAAACCTTGCGCCGTCGCAATTCGGGATCAGAGTCGGCTGAGCCATGATGGGTCTCCTTTGCCGGTGGCCTGTGGTGGTGGAAGACGACGGCGGTCTGGTGCTTGGCGGTACGGGGCCGCCGTCGTCGGATCGGGAAGCACAACAGACCGTCACGGCGGCGCGCGCGGCTGGCCCGGACGTATGGGAGGAGTGGCCAACCCTGTGGGGTGGCCCTCCCATACGTAGTATGGGGGTTTGACACCTAACTGTTCCGAGGCGTTCAAGTGACTGAAATCATTTCGGAATAAGACTTCATGAAGTCTTCGGGCATGAGTTTGGGACCTAACTCTTATTTGCGCGTAACCCGTTGATTTCATTGAGTGCACAGTTGGCGCTGTCATATGAGTCAGGCCTCACTCATATGAGTTAGGTCGTCCTCGAGCCCCTCCGGGTAGACCCAGACTGCGGGGTTCTCGACCTGCACGCAGAGCCCGGATTGGGGGCACTTGAAGTGGCTGGGCAGGACCGGACGGACCTCGGTAGTGACCTCGCCGGTTGCCGGATCGATCTCCTCTACGGGCACGCCGAACTGCATGCCCTCGACGCAGAGGTAGCCGAACCGCGACCGGGTGACGGGGAAGCCAAACCCCGAGGGGTCGCGCAGGAACTTCACGAAGCCCTTGGTCGCCAACACGCTGAGGCGCTCGCGAATGGTGTGCTTGCTGCCCAGACCGCCACGGTTCTCGAAGGTCTCGGCGAACTGCATCGCGGTGTAGAGGCGCTCGCTGGCCGCCTCATCCAGCAGCATGCCGAGGATGACATCATGCTTGCGCAGCCGCTCGGCATCGAGCTTGGCGCCGACCTCCCTACGCACCAGGCGCTCGTTCATCGGGTTCAGCTCGACCCACTCTCCCTTCACCTTGTCGATCAGCTTCCCCGGCAGCGCGGGGCCGTTCCGCAGTTCGATCTCCAGCCTGCGGACGCTGCTGTCCTCGTCAGGCCGGTGCATGAGCAGCCCCGAGGTATAGAAGCCGCGCAGCGCGCTGGCGCCGGAGAGCGCGAGGAAGGGATCGTCCTTGACCTGATGCTTCGTGGCCTTGCGGGTGTGATGGGCGAGGATGACGCCCGCGTCCGGGTTGACCGCCTCGCGGAGAAGCTCCACCCGGTCCTTCAGGAAGAACATCATGGCGGTGTTGTCGTTCTCACCCCCGCCTTCGGGGCCGCCATCGAAGAGGTTGCGGATCGGGTCGATGACGATGATGTCGGGCGGCGCGTCGGGGAATGC